ATGCAGTATATGCAACAGGGGATTCTTCGCAGTTTTCTCGAGCACTTTGGTAAGGATGACTTCCTACCAAAGGTTATCGGTTTTGACGATCAGACTCCTAACCAGGAGTTAGCTTGTCAAGGTTCGCTTGATCAACGAACCGCAACACTCGATCTGAGTGATGCTTCCGATAGAGTTTCCAATCAGCTTGTGCGTTCGATGCTGCGTCGGTACCCGCACCTTGGTGCGGCTGTCGATGCGACTCGATCGAGACGGGCTGTCGTAGATGGCCACGGAGTGATCCGGTTAGCCAAATACGCGTCTATGGGTTCAGCACTTTGCTTCCCTATTGAAGCGATGGTTTTCACAACATTGATCTTCATGGGGATTCAGAGATCGCTTAACAAGCCCCTTTACCGACGGAACCTACATGGCTTCGTTGGCTCGGTGCGTGTCTACGGGGACGATCTCATCGTTCCTGTGGATCATGTGACCTCCGTCGTTCGTATGCTTGAGCATTTCGGTGCTCGAGTAGGGACGAGCAAGTCTTTCTGGACTGGCAAGTTCAGAGAGTCTTGTGGCAAGGAGTACTTTAATGGGCAGGACGTTAGTATTGTCCGTGTCCGGCAAGAATTCCCTGCACGACGGCAGGACGTGACCAAGGTAGAATCACTGGTCTCTCTTCGTAATCAACTCTATTTGAGTGGTTACTGGAAGACCTGTGCGTGGCTTGACGACGGTTGCAAGAAGTTGCTTGACGGCAACTTCCCCGTCGTTTTGCCATCTGCCTCGGTGTTGGGCAGGGTGAGTTTTCTGGGCTTCGAAACCCAGAGAATGCACCCACGCCTTCATAGCCCTTTAGTCAAAGGCTATGTAGTGAAGGCCAAACCCCCCAAGGATCCCTTGGAGGGGGCTGGTGCCCTACTTAAGTGCCTGCTCAAGTTGGACTCTGACGCTAGTTTAAGGGATTCGATTCCCTGGCGTCAACCCGACACTGAAGATACGCGGAACCTCGCGGGACCGCGTCTCTCTTCCTTTGGGTTAACCCCTATTGTCGCGAGCGATCACTTAGACCGTTCTGGACGTCCCAAGTCGTCTAGCATGAAACTTGGGTGGAGATCACCCCTTTAGGGAGTGGTCGGGCCAGCTTATTCTCAAACTTTAAATAGGTGAGATACGCGCGCTACTTAATTGAGCGACGCGTTTTGAATACCAGATTCTTAGTGGGCCACATCTGGTAAGCAGACTT